GCTCGCCGTCCTCGACGACGTGATACTGCGCCTCGGGCTCGGCCGCACCGTCGAACGCCATCTCGTGCTGGCCGGCACCGACGTCGGCGGCGGTGAGCATGGCGGCCAGCCCGCTCTCGATCACGTGCTCGAGCAGCGCTTGGCTGGCGATGTAGACCACCATGCCGCGCTGGACCTCGGCCAGCTGCGCGGCGCCGCGCTCGATGAGGCTCTCGCCGGCCGCCACGTCGGCGAGACCGACGATCAGCCCCGGCGTCACCTGGACCGGCTGATGATCGACGATCCACATATCCTCGACGCGCGACTGGATGACGGCCAAAGACGGATGCCGCAGCACGCCGCTCGCCAGAACCCGGACTGGAATCATGTTCGCTATCCCCGTTGGTTGGTCTTCCCGATACGCCCCCGATACGCGAAAGGCCCCGGGGAACCGCTCGCGCCCCTTTGGCGAACGGTTTCCGGGGCCTGGATGCACTCGTCTGGTACGCTGCCCGTTGATTACGCGGCGGACGCCAGCGCGCCGTCGGGCAGGAGCTCGGAGATGCGCTTCGTGATCAGCGCGAGGTTGACCTCATGCGTATCGCTCATCTCCTCACCGGTCACCGTAGCCGCTTCGCCCGTGTAGACCAAGCCGTTTTCGTACTCGACCTGGTAGGTGATGGCGGCTGCCCCCTGATACCACGCGAGCGGGATGGCGAGGTCGCGGATCACCTTCATCTCCGAGCGCGGCGAATACTCGTGCCGGCGGGTGTAGCCACCCGTCAGCGGCTCGGACTTGTGGTTCACCACGCGGTGGCGGGGGAGCTCGTCCGAGCTGAGCTTGTGCGCTCGCCGGGCGACCACCTGACCGGTGTCGCAGTGCGTGAACGTGAGCAGGATGTTTTTTACGCCGACAATCTGTTCGCACGACATGGGCAGTGCCCTCCTTCAAGGTCGCGGTTGCAAGGCGAGGCGGATTAGGCGGCCACGCCGCGGTCGCAGTTGTCGATCATCTTGGGTTGGAGCTTCGCCGAGACGCTGGAGATACGGCACGGCGGGCGATACTGCATGAACACGTGCAGCTTGCACGGGACGCCGGCGCACTTCGCCGCCACCTCGAAGTCCTCCTTGACCACCAGCTGACGCTGCAGGTTGTCGAACTCCGAGAACAGCCGGCCGACCTGACCGAGCGCCCAGTTGTGCATGTCGGCCGTGATGAGGCGCACGTTGGTGCCGAACACGCCCTCGGGGATGCGGGTGTTGCGGGTGTAGAGCCCGAGCCCCATGATCTCCTGGAACTTGGTCGCCGCCTCGATGGCGGTGACGGTTGCCAGACGCCTCGAGTTGACGTCGCGATAGGTCGTGTTCGGCCGGTTCTCCTCGTCGTAGAGGTAGTTGGTGACGTCGTTGATGATGTACGGGGTCGTGAGCACGCCCGAGCCCTGCGTGAGCGGGGCGAACGTCACGAAACCGTTCTCCTTCAACTGTGCGATCTCGTCCGACTCCCACGGCAGGTCGCAGGACGACGGGCGCAGGATCGGATTCAGGAGACCGTGCTCGCGGCCCTGGATCGACAGTTCCGGGTTGTCCAGCGTCTTGGCCACGGACGCGGCCGCGTAGACCGCGGTCATCGCCCATGGGAAGTTGACGTCGTTGACCGGCGCGGCGAGGTAGGACATCTCCGGCGAGTTGTCGAACATCGCGAGGATCTGGCCGAGCGTGCCGGTCTTCCAGGTGTAGCCGTGCCCGAAGCACTGCGGCTTCGTGCAATCCCAGGCCGAGCGCAGCCAGTCGCGGAGCGCGGTCTGGACGGTCGCATCGTCCATCAGCAGCGCGTAGGCGTCGTAGCAGCAGGTGCCGAGCGCGGTCAGGTAGTTGATGGCCGACGGATTGGCGGAGCCGGCAGTGGTCCGGGTCGTGGTCAGCGTCACGCCGGCCGGGCCGTAGTTCCACTTGTTCTTCCAGTTGACGACCGGGGCGAGGTAGTTGCCGACCGTGCCCTTGTTCTTGGCGGTCCAGGTGATGCCGTCGACCACGACCGCGGGGGTGTAGGGGAAGTTGGTCGGCACCTTCGCCACGATCGCGTTGGCGATGGTCGCAACAGTGGCACCGCTGGCGACAGCCACATACTCGGGCGAATACTGCTTGTCGCCGAGCCACAGGTCGATCTGGCCGGCGCTGGTGGCCGGACCGGTGATGGTGGTCTTGTAGACGGTGGCCACGCCGGCGCCGTTGTCCTGACGCGGGATGACGAACACCTTCAACCCGTTCGTCGAGCGCTTGAAGATGAGCTTCAGCGCCTCGGCGAGGATCGATCCCGCAGTGAACATGCTGTCGACGTAGCGGACCGAGGGGATCTCGAGCGGCTTGTCGGGCACGATCGGGTTCGCCAGCGCGCCGTTCACGACGTACTGGCCCTCGACGATGATCGAGCCGCGGGTAGCGAGGAAGTTGAGGCTGGCATCGAAGCAGATTCCGATGTTGCCGTCGGTGAGCACGTCGCGCGCCATGGGTGCGGCTCCTTAGGAAGTGGTCTTAGACGAACGCGGCTTCTCGACCGGAGCCGGGGCGGCGTCCGGGTCTTGCTCTTTGACGTCGATGTCGCCGTCCCTGGCGCGCTTCTCGATCCACGGCGAGTTGTGGACCGGCATGTAGCGGTCGGACGGGATCAGCGATCCGCCCGAAGGAGCGGAGTAGGCGACCCGGCCGGGATTGGCTTTCACCCAGATCATTGATGTCGGTCCTCTCATGTCGGCGTCCGGAGGCAGGCCGCAAGCGCAACCTCTTCCGGTGTTGGCTCACACACGCAGCACTCCGGTGTCGGCGCCGGGACGAGACACGCGGTTACGGTCAGGCAGCCCTGAGGCATCAGGAGCTCGGGAGGGTCCTCGCACCAGAACGCCTTGTGGACGCACGTGAAGCTGATCTCGGTGGCGAGCTGGTCGGCGCCATAGTCCATCCGGGTCGGGCGGACGCGTCCCTTCATCGGGGCCGGCGAGCGGTAGGTGTGGAGCACGCCGAACAGCCGATCGCGTAGCGCGCGCGCGTCGTAGAACGCCCAGAACGGGCTCTCCGCGCCGTCCTTCAGCCGCATCTTGACCGGCTTCAGCATGAACTTGATGACGAAGGTCTCGGTGATCTGCGGCCGGGTGTTCGTCTTCTCCGGCCACTCGTAGTCTTCCGACACGATGGCGAGCATCGCGGTCGGAAGGGTCGGCACGTTCTCGGCGGTGATCTCGGCCTCGGAGACAGGAACCGCGCGGCCTTCGAGCTCGGGGAACGCGGCGGCCAGCACCTTGGCGAGATCGGGCAGCAGCGAGCCGCCGGCAGCGATGGCCGGTGCCGCAGGGGACGATGCGGGAGCAGGGGCGAGATCGAGCATCACGGACCCCCATGCCGGAACGTAGCGAAGGCGCCGACCGGCCCGAAGCGAGCTTTCGCCTCGAGGAGGGCCTCTTTGCTCATCTTGCGCTTGGCCATCCGCGACGTGCCCTTGAACAGGTAGCGCGCGTAGTGGGTGTTGGTGCCGATCTCGAACTGGTTCGGGTTGACCACCTCACGGATCGAGCCGCGCAGCTTGGCCTTGTCGACGGCGGGGAAGTCTCCGGGGGCGGACGCACGGTGCGGACGTGCGCGCGGGCCGACCGCGATGATGCCCCCGGTCCGCGTCGTGCGAAGCTCTTGAGTGTAGAGCCGCCCGCCGCGGGAGCTTTCCATCTTGGCGCGGAAGTAGGCGTGCGTCCGCGACGCGCTGCGGAACAGCCACGACTGGATCAGCGCCTGGTTGCGGATCGCCGAGAACTTGCGCCACGGGGTGAACTCGAGCCGGATCACAGCGCCACCTCCTGAGCCATCGGCTGGAAGGGCGAGGCGGGGGCTTGAGAACCGTTTCCGGCTGCTGGCGCGGACGCCGGCGCACTGAGATCGTCGGACTTCTCGACGAGGCGGCAGCGCAGCACGTGCCACAGGCCCGCTTCCTCGAGGTCCGAGATGCCGAGCACCTTGTACCAGCGCGGCTCGCTCTTGAGCCGCTTCTCGTAGATCCAGGCGGCTGCCGAGATTGGCCGGCTGGCGTCGTAGCGGATGATGATCTTGTGCGAGGCGCTGTCGCGGCTCTCACGGATGGCAACGCCGTCGCGCGAGAACTGGCTCTCGCGACTCTCCCTGATCTGCGCGCGCGCCTCGCGCACGCCGGTCCGGGTGATGACGAGGCGGCCAGCATCGATGACGACGTCCGCGCTCGTGCAGATCGTCACCTTGTGCTTGAGATCGGCGGTGGTCGGGGCTTTGGCCATCAGCGCACCTTCACCACGTGAACAGCCTTGAAATTCTCAAACAATTCCAGGCACTCGCAGGGACGCTTCGAGGTCGAAGCGGCATAGAGCTCTCCGTCGCGCGTCCAGCCGACGACCACCATGTCGACGAGGTCGGCCTCCAGTGCCTTGATGAGGACATCGGTCGCCGTGAGCTCGCGCGGCGACTCGGGGCACTGAGGCACCCGGAAGGCATCGACCTTGATGACGTTGTCGCCCTTGTCGCTCATCAGAACCCGACCTCCCTGCGATGACGGCGGAAGGTGGCGATAGCGCCCGACGAGCGCGCGGCCGCAGCCGCGTCCTGGCTGTCTCCGGGATGGCCGACCAGCCACGAGATCATCTGGAGCATGCCGATCTTGACGCCGGCCGGCACGGACGGGCCCGAGCACGCATTGGACCGGTAGCGCAGCGAGATCGGCTGCTCGGGAATGCCGTAGTAGTTGGACGGGATCACCGAGGGCGACGCATCGCAGGTGCCGCAGTCAAGCGGGTTGGCGCCGGGCGCCGGCACGCCGGGACCGACCACGATGGTGCGCGTCCCGGGCGGGATCACGACGTTGAAGGATCGCGTGCCGCCCATGCTGACGGTCACGATGCCGTCGAGCGCGGGGAACTGGAGCGTGTGCGCCTTCGGACCGTTCGGGAACGGGATCGTCTCGGTCGTGTAGGGGTCGGGATCGAGGTCGAGATCGACGAACAGCGCCGCGGTGTCGAACGCCGCCTCGCGGTAGAGCTTCAAGACCTGGTCGGACACCACCTCAACGTCGTCGATGCGGCAGTGCGAGCGCACGTCGGCGAGCGGCAGGATGCGCTCGCGCATCTCCTCTCCGATCTTCGTGGCTGTCGCCGTGGCGCTCATGGGACGTGGTGCGGTCCGGTCAGGGGTTGGGCTCAGCAGGTGCCGATGGTGACGTCGAAGCAGGACTGGTGCTCGTAGATGACGCCGTCGCAGTCGACGGCGGCCTGGACGAGCTCGAGACGGTAGAGATCGCCGGGACGCGCGGCGGGCGAGACCGCGAGCGGGAACTCGAGGACCGGCGAGCGGACCGCGATGCGGTTGGGATCGACCCACACCGCCGGTGTCAGGATCGGCGCAGGAAGGGCGGGCGCCGGGCTCGGCGGGTTGACCGAGACCACGACCCGGTTGACGACCGGCTTGTTGACGCCGTCCGACGTCGAGAACCAGAACGTGTCGTAGCCGGTAAAGCCGGACCGCGGCGTATAGACGTAGGTGCCGTTCGCGTTGAAGACGAGCGTGCCGTAGCGCGGACCGTAGAGCGCGAGGTGCGCGTAGGTGAGCGGCTGGCTCTCCGGGTCGACGCCGTTGGTCGCCACGGTGCCGTTGAGCGTGCCGTTGGCGGCGACGCTCGGGGTGTAGTCGGTGTTGGTCGGCGGCTGGTTCGCCGGCGCCAGCGAGGGAACCGGCGTGATGTTCTTCACCACGATGGCGGGGGCGCCGGAGATGCCGCGGCCGCCGATCGGCGCCACCCAGTTCGCATAGTTGATCGCGATCTTGTTGGTCTCGCCGGGCCGGGCGCTCACACGCTCGCAGCAGCACGATCCGCAAGCTGTCGCTGCGGAGGAGCCGTTGCGGGCATCGGCCAGGAAGGTGAGCATGTGATCGGCCTTTCGACGGCTGGTGGCGAGGGCGGGACGCGCGTCAGATCACGGTGCGCTTGACGGGCTGCGCGACGGGAATGCTCGGGGTCGGAGGGGGAGAGTTGGGGCTCGACTGGATCGCGTAGCCGGGCGACGGGGCGCCCTGGCCGTTGATCGGCTCGGCGCGCGTCGGCGCGGAGAACTTGGATCCACCACCGCATCCGCAGGACATGGGTCAACCTCCCAAGGCTCGAAGAAGGACGAGGGCGCCGGCCGCACCGGCCGCGCCGCTCACGATGCCGACCGTCACGCCGCGCCAGAACAGGCAGCACGGGCAGTCGATGAAGAAGTGCTCGGAGACGCGCACCCACACGTTGCCGGGCGCACCATGACCGCACATGCCGACGGCGGTCGCGATGCGGTCGGCGACCCGGTAGCCGAGCGAGGGCCGCGCCGCGGCGACCGCCACGGGTGCAGCCTCGACATCGGGCAGGATCGGCAGCCACATCTGGCTTTCGTCGTGGGCAGCGTGCTCGGTCATGGTGCGCCTCGGTGATGAGAGTCAGGCGGCGATCACGGCGCCGGCGGCTGCGGCACGAACGAGACGAGGTTCGCCGGGATGGTGATGGTGACCTTGACGCAGGTGTTCTGAGAGAGCGTGGACGACATGCGGAGATCTCCGGTTCGGTAAGCCGGACCGGCGAGCGCGTGCCCGCCGGTCCGGCGTTACGCTCAGACGCGCTGGAGGGTGAGGAAGCCGTTGATGGTCCGGTTGCCGGTCGACGAGCCGCCGCCGGTGAGCGTG